GTAGTGCCTCATCAACAAATATCGGTACTAAATACCCAGCATCAAATGTTGTTTTTAAACCGTGGTCACGGTTAAACACACTTCTTTGTATATCTGCTTTTGGCACACGACTAAAATCGTGTGAAAATGTACTTGGTTGTGTTCCTGCATATCCAAATATATCTGCCATTATTCTAAACTCTCTCTAATGTCTCTTATTTCCATAATATCTTTGACATCATCTTCTCCTATGATGCCTTTTACATCGTCAAATGTTCCTAATTTGACTAGCAGGAAGTCTCCTGCATGATCTTTGTATGGGTGCGGCTCTGGTCTTTTCATTAAATCAACCATAGCGCGAACTGCTGTTGCATCGTTTACCTCTACAAATGGGTTCATTAACATGCCTGTTGCCTTATCTTTTACCGTATAAACATTTCTAACCATCTGTTTTTACTCCCTTTTGTCTAAATATTACATAATATATATTACAAGACTAAATCAACTTTACGTTGTTATAGCTCTCGTACTAACCTCTGTATTTTGTACTCTTTTAAATCTTCCCTGTCAAACAATCTTTTCATGTTTTCATCGTATTCGTTGATAACTGTTTTAATTGACTCTTTTCTTTTTTTCTTAATTTCTTCCAATTCTTGTTCTGATAGTAAACTATCATAATAACGGGGAGGTTTCATTTGTTTACCGTTTATCACTACATAGTCATGCGGATAAACATCTTTTTTGTATTTCTGAAACCATCCATGACCTATTCCTTCTTTCCTAGACATCGTGCAGTATTCTGGCACTCGTTTTCTTATTTCTCCGGCATCGTCTATCCATGTATAATAGTCCTCTGCCACCTCCCCTCTCTGTTTTTTCATTATATATCGGCTACAATATGCTGCCGATTGATATGTTACATGTCCAATGGTTGAAAAACCATATGGCCATAACTCTTGTAGCTCCTCACTAACGTGTAGATCTACTCCTTCACGTTTTGACCAAATTTCTTTGTCTGCAAAATCGTATCCAAATATTAATGCGTGGTAGTGTGGACGTTTATTTTTTTCGCCATACTCACCGCAATGGAAAAAACGTATTTTTTTTCCAATCCTTTTTCTTAATCTTTTCATGAACTTTTGAAACTCTGTTACATCCAAACTCATTGGGTTTGGTCTTTCCCATAAATGGTCTTCGTCAAAAGTTAATGTTATAAAACTATTTTCTTCGTGCATTGCACTTTCGTGCATGCATCTTACCGCCCATTGGCGGCTATAGTTTAGCCTGCAACCAATACATTGGCCGCAAGGTAAATTAAAAGCCGTACAAAATGCATACGGCTTATTAAATACTATGTTGCCCTCATCGTTCCGATAGGCCAACAAAGGACGGTAACAGGTCATTATATCCTGTAACCGCCTCTCATTACTGTTGCGTAATTCTTTTTACTTACTTTACTCGCTTTTTTACTAAAATCTCGTCTACTCGCCTTACGGCTCATTTTCTTTCTATACGCCATCATCAATCCTTTCTTCTGGCTTTTTGAGTGACTTGGTGTCACTCAGCACAGTTAACATCAAGTGGTTAACTGTGCTAAGCTCCCAAGGCTCTGCGATTTATTGGCTATCGCTCGCCTCAGGAGCTTCTTCCGTCGCTGTTGCTCCCTTTGGTGTGGTCGAGGAGGGAGGGGCCTCAACCACTTTCTCTGGGGCTTCCATGAGCCCCATCTCAACCATCGCACTTTCGTTTGCTGGATTTGTTGCAAATTCATAAAATACGCCTGCGTCGTTCTGAAAACGTTCGCGTATATTTGCAGGTAATTGTTGAAAGCTTTCGTCCGCAGCTTTCACAAAATCCAAATATGTTCTATATTCGTTTACTTCCGAATAATCGCCATAATGCGCTGTACCGCGCGCTACATGTTCTATAATTCCTGTTCGGTCGTGTTTCTTTATTATATTTCTAATATCGACCTCATCTTTTAAATGCTGTTGCGTTAAGCTTTCCCCTTCTGGATCTGCTGTAACGCGTTTCCTATCTCCATATGCTGTTGCAAACTTTATTATTTTTGCACTCATTATTCTCGTCCTTTCTTGCCTGATAATTGCCTTAAATAAGCCAACATTAATTTTCTTGATTCCATCCAACTTGGTTGGTTGTTAATCGCCTCTTTCATTTTCGGTGTTAGCATTCTTTTATATGCTCTTAGCTCTTTAATTTGGTCTTCCAAATTTTGATATTGTTTTTGTTTTTGTTCTGTATTTTTCGCAGATGGACCTTCCATTTCTGCTATCTTTTTTGATTGATTTAATATTGCTGAACCAAAAACATTTGACGGTTTATGTTTAAAAGCACTTGGGCTTAAACCCCAATTCTTGTAGGTATCCGTGTCCATTTGTAAATGGAGCAACTCTTCTTCTGTTTTATCTGCTTCTGCTGCCGCTTTTTTTGCTTGATTTGATAACAGTTGTATTTGTTTAGCGGTTGCCATATTTTCCAATGTTTTATTTCCAACATCAGCTTTTCCTGCTGTTGGTGTTGAAGCACCGCCAACTTTTCCTACTAAAATTGGATTTAATCCTGCTTTACGCATATCTTTCATACTTCGTTGATATGCTGTATTGCTCATATATTGGCTAAACCTATCTTGCCGTTTGGCCTCTCTTGTTTTTAATTCATTATCAAATAATGAACTTGCCGCACTTGTTAAAAAACCCTCAAACATTGCTACACTCCTCTAATGGTATTGCGATAGCATCAGAAAAAGCACAAACGACATTAGCCCAAGGCTCAAGGCCGTTAGCAATAAGCCACAAAACCAAACCACCCAGTAGTGCAGGGATAACGATGCGCTTAGAAGCAAATATAAGAGCACGCAACTTAATCCAATCCATAATACAAACTCCAGCATTCCGCGTGACTTGGACTAAAAGTGGTCTATTAGTCCAGGCACGCTATAAGTAGGCATTGGTCTTGCGCATTTTAAATCAAAATGCATATCTAATATCACGTGTGGCTCACTTGGTACTGCTATTACCCTGTCTACCGGTGGGTCTTCCTGTATAAAACTACTGTTTAATACCGGTAACGCACTAAACTCTTGGCTTAAATGCCAAGGGTCTAACGACGTGCTATAATTACTTCTAAACTTTCCTGTAATTTGCGAATTTTTATATCTATATTCCGCAAATCTTTCTTGATATCCGAATACATCGTCATCAGCTGTTGTTCCTTGTGTGTAAATCTCTTTATTTAACACTGCTTGTTCACCAATGTGGGCGAGGGCAGGCCAATAATGGTCCCACCTGTCTCTGCGGCTAAACATCCGCGGCATACCTTGTTGGTATGTTAAATCTGCAAACACACAGGCCAATCCAATTATTATTGAATGCTCTGTGAAAGCTTTACTAAATCCGCCACTTGCGCCCATAGTACCAAACGCGCTCATATTACCTTGTGGTGACGTTGTATCTGTTGAACTTGTTTGTCCTACAGGGTGTATGTTAATCATCTGTTTACCACCACCCAAATATTCTGGTCTTTGCAACCTTGCATCTGGCGATGTCACACCGAAATGTGATTGCAAAATTTCTGTGTATCTAGTACCACCTCGCGCATCGCGCTCGTATAACTTTTGTATCTGAAACGCCTCTCTCAAGTCGTTTATTGTGGCAGCTGTAGCGCCACTTAAATCTGCTAATAATGGCTGTCTTGCATTATTAACTGCTGTCGATACTATGATTCCATTCGGATTTCCATTGTATCTTAACTCGTGATTTTGACCGCCTGCATCTTTTATTGTTAAAAATTGATTTGATGTTACATTTGTATCTACAAACACATCAGCATTGCCACCTAATGGCAAATTAACCGCTGTTCCTTTTTGCGGCCATGGTAAACACGATGTAAAATAATCGTGTCTTTTGCCTCTTTTTAATAACGTATAATCGGTGAGGGTGTCTGGCCCATCACCTGTATCTACTACAACACTGTCTTGAAGGTTTTCGTCTCTAAACCATTCATTCCATATCAGGTTGTATGCTCTTCCTACTAAATTATTAAATGATATTCCGCTTACATCTGTTGGTAAGCCGAAATAATCATATAATGTTGAATTTGCTATTGTTGCACCAGTTATTTGTGGCATCAAATAATCTGTGCTATCTCCGGGATTTGTTTGCTCTCCGCAAAACTTCTCCCAGTTATCCCATATTAATCTATATGGCACTGCAAAAAAGAATGTTTCTATATGCAAATTATCCATAATTGGGTTAATGGGCGTTGCAAGACGCCCAAACCCTGTTGTTCTTAAATTAAATGTATCTGCTGGTAGTGCCTCATCAACAAATATCGGTACTAAATACCCAGCATCAAATGTTGTTTTTAAACCGTGGTCACGGTTAAACACACTTCTTTGTATATCTGCTTTTGGCACA